GGGTCTAAATAAACATGTTTATACTATGTCTACCTAACCGCCGGGCTGTTGTTCCACTGCTGGGTCAAAGCTGCCGCGAATGCTTGTATTATATGACGCCGCAACCATGCCCAATGAGGATAATTGTCCCCAGAGTGTATGCTTTTTCAGCGATATGTTACAAGTGTTAGTCATAGTAAGTTTATTTAGTCCTGGTTTAAAATAGTGCAAATTAACGGCTAGTTTTTCAACTTTTCGTCAATTTGCGCTACATTCACTCTTATATATCATTTCAAAACCGTTGTCAACATATTTTTTCAACAATCTGAAATTTTATTTCAAGCAGGGATACCTGCTTCACGAACAATCATTCGGGCAGCATAGGCCACCGTACTACGAGTAACGTCAATCTTACCTGCGTCAATCATCTTTTCGCAGATGATTGCAGCACCCTCAAAAGCATATTCTTCCCAAGCGTAAAGTTCAACGTAGCGACAAAATTCAATAACAGACATGACTGATCTCCTTTTCTCACTCTATATATTCGTTATAGCACCGCGATCTTTCTATGTCAACCTACTTTTCAATCTTCGTACAAATATTCTTCATTCATATGGCGACGAACACGGCGGCGAGTAATCTGCTTGACCTTGCGCTTGTCACGGCCCCAGTATTCATCCCAGCTATCATCCGAAGTACCACGGCAGGTGTTCTTCTTAGAGAACCAATCGTTCGTAGCGTGATGCTTGACACCACGATTGTCTTCGTCAGACCCGGTGATCAACTTCCAACCAATGCGACGAGTACGGCTCATTTCAAGTCTCCTTGCTATACACTACTTATAGCAAAATGGGTAAATGCTGTCAACCGTTTTCTTGCCTTAAAGTTAGATTATAACTTTGTTGATTGATGCGATCACGGCAGCAATCGTAGCCATATCCTGAACCTGTTCACGGGTGTAGTTACGATTCTTAAGAAGATCAACTAACGCAAACTCTCGTCCCTGTTTCAATACGATAGCAGCAACAAACGCATACATTGCCGCCTTACCCGTTTCATCAGTCATGATGGGTTCAAAAACTTCCAATGGATGTGATTTAGGAGAGTTATACTCTGCAATGTCAACTGCGTCAAGATACTCTAGATACACTGAATCAATAGACATACTGACTACTGCCTGAGTAACTAATTCACGTTCTGCTCGTCCAAACAATGGACCGTTCATTGAGATTTCAAATGCAAGTTCACCATTGCCTGCCGCAATAGCTGCTGCTAAAGCGCAACAATGAGCATCAATTTCATCAAGACCGTGCGTAGTCATTGCAATATCAAGATTGCGTTCTAGATGACCCATATGTTCGGGTAGGCTCATCTTTACGGCATCAATCCAGTTGCCGTTCTTTGATAGTGGGTTCATTTTGTTTCCTTTGCTAATTGTTTATACCCCTTAGTTGTGGGGTGGTATCTGTCGGCAGTAGGCTGTGGAATATAGACTACTAGATCACTGTATATAGTTGCAACTGATGTTACGTCATGTTGAACTTTGCTAGCTGAAATTCCGCTGTTAGGATTTACAGCAGCAGGAACTATCCAAATTACGCGCTTAGAATGGATCCTAGAGCGTAGTTGACTAAGCTCACCATATGTATCAATGTTCCTAGTATCGTTCGTACCCAAGCTGATAATGACAGTATCAGCGCCTATATACTGTTCACGATAGAAGTTATTTACCTTCTTGCTCGTCCAGCCCACATGCCCGTAATCTACGCATTCGTGGCGGTATATTGCAACACCATGTGCAATGCTATCACCAATAATCAAACATTCAAGCATATGTTTTCCTCATAGGTTGGAAGGGACCGAAGTCCCTTCCTTTTGATTAAAGAGCAAGTGCGCTGTAATCAAACAGTGCCTTATCCTTAACACGAGTAAGAATGAGTCGGCTACCCTTACTCTCAAAGATGAACTTGCCTTCCTGACTATTGAGGTTAATCAAGTGTTCAGGAGTGAACGAGACAGTTGCCCAATCAGCATCATCGTTGTTCGGGTCAGTGTCATATTCAATATGAACACCCTTCATAGCAAGCGGATTACCTCGCCAGATTTCAGGAGAGATTGCATCCTTAGTCATCTCCTTGCCATGCTCAACAAGAGTAACCTCGTACCTAGCACCATCGTCATACTCAGGCTTAGCGTTGAGCATTTCAAGAGCTTCGGTCGGAGTTTCGTTGTAACGATTCATTTCTTCAACAAGCGCCTTGAGCATGTCAAAGTTGAACTCACCGAACAAGCTGGTAAGAGAACAAATCTGTTCAATGTACTGCTTGTTGTTGAGGCGATCTTCACAGTATTCACGAATGAAGTTTACATCAAGACCCTTGAAGTCAAGCAGGTAGAAGATACGACCAGGACGATTACGCATGTGCGAATCAACACGCCACTTGTCATTGCAAGTCAGGATGTAGAGCTTCTTAGAGCCGAACACGCCATCAAGCAGAGTGAGGATTTCTTCCTGCTTGTCACGATCATAGACCTTCTCAAACTCATCAAAGAGAACGACACAGGGCTGATCAATGTCCTGCAACAACTTAAAGAAGCCATCCCCAGTCCAATCACGGTTGATCACGATAGTAGGAACACCCTGCTTAGCAAGTTCAGTGCAGAGGTTCTTAGCAAGCAATGTCTTGCCACTACCCTTCTCACCGTTCAACAATACGCCAGTCTGCTGGGGACGATCCCAGAAGCTATTCATAATACGATTAGTGTGACGAAGGGCATTGCCATACAACTTAGAGGGAATCTCAAAATCGTCAATCTGCTCAAGGTAAAAGTTACCAAAAGGATCAATTGCTACAGTGTAATTACCTGCAGGAAGCTGATCGTGCAGATTCATTGCTTCCTTGCTAGAAACGCGCCAACTAGTACCATTCTTCAAAAAGTGTGCCATTATGTCCTCAAAACTTTAGTAGGTTAAACGCAAGCAGGACGTCCCGCTTATCTTCATCAACTGGATAAACTGCCAGTGCAGTATACTCACCATCGTTTAGATCAGGTTCAAAGAACTTTTCGTACTTGAATCCAAACTTAGTGAGAATCTTTTCAACAGCCTCAAGGGCTTCTAGATTGCGAACACCAACGCAAGTGAAGTAGGTGTTGTCTGGATCAGCATCAGCATCAGCGTTCTTCCAAAGACCGTACCCAAGTTTCATAGCGACATGTGCCGTTTGTACCAACTGATACTCACGGAAGATATCTTGACGGGTGAAGAAGTAGCAATACCTTTTCACTTCTTTTCCTTTTCAACAAAATCGCTAACTGATGCGGACCACATTGCAGCGAACAACAGAACATATGCAAAAATAAACGAAGCATAGGGATAGTGCAAAATTGCAGCGGGCCAAATATTCAGCCACGCGCCCATCCCGGCACCAAACAGAAAACGAGTACGATTAGAAATCTTAGTCATTTCATCACTCCGTTTGTTTAGCTTATAGTCTTCTTATAACAGGGGTTGACCGTAAAGTCAACCCCTAATTACCCTTAAACCTTAGCGTTAACTCGTTTCTCAATCATATCCCAAACGATTTCATATTCGGGCCAATCTGATTCAACTACTGCTGCTTCAAGCTCAGGAAGATTAAAGCTATTGATCAACGCCATAAGTTGACCCTCTTGTTCTGCGGTAATATGCTTGCGTTTTACGACAATATATCTCCACTCTCTCTTAAATTCACTCATGATGTTTTCTCCTTAAATCTCAGCGTTTGCACGAACTTCGTCAAAAGTCATGTCACGGATAAGAACACCGTTTTCATACACGACTTCCAGAACATCAAACGCCTGTTCATATCCTTCATCATGCTGGGTAAACGTAGCAAGACCGTTGTCAGTCCATGCCAGCTTCATCTTACCCTTCTTGCTCTGCTTGCCTTGGTCAGTGATCGGGTCCTTGAACACATCAATCCATTCACCGTTAACAAGTGCAGCACTGCACTTCATAGCAAACTTCTGATCGTCACGATTGACAATCTGGAGCAATGCACCACCCTGACCAAACACTACGTTGTCAGCACTGTAGCCAGCAAGCGTGATAGTGTAGAGAATGCTGCGAATGCTTGCATGATTGATACCATCACCCTGCAATACACGAACATTGTTCAGGACCTTGAAACCCTTGTCGTTCTTAGTAGAACCAAAGTGCTTTTCAAGAATCTGCAAGCACTGCTTCACGACCACAGCCGGATCGCCCGAGTCAGGACGAACAACAAGAGTAGCACCACTGTCAAGCACATCCTGCTTGAGTTCCGTGCCCCACAGTTCGCAAGCCTTGAAGATGTCATAGCTATCCGACACTGCCGAAACAATGCCACCGGGCTTGCCATTCTTCTTGACCATGTTGCGATAGCTGTCAACCTCGTGTTCACGACCCCAGCTGGTTACAGTGCTGTGTTCCATAGCCGGAACAGAGAAGCCAGCAATATCAGCATTGTAATAGCGGCGAGCAAATAGAAGAGCCTCGACAGTATCAGTTCCCATAAAATTGACAAGGTGTGCGGCACCACCGATACCTGCCGATTCCAAACTCGACACACCACGAGCGCCAAAATCATGAAGTTTGAAATCAATAGTAGTAGGGTCACCAGTTTCCTCCAGATATTTGAGAATCAATTTCTTGTTTTCGTAGCTGTTAGTAGCAACAGTAGTCGGATACCAAATTGCACGAAGGAGAGCAGTTTCAAGGAAGCTGGTCAGCCAGTAGCAATTGGGATCAGTGTTCTCAATCGTAGCGAGAACATTCTTGACGGGAACGATAGTACCTTCGGGCACTGCCTTGATGCGAACAGGCAGATTGCCGCCATGTTCACGCAGAATGTATTCCCAACCTTCACGATTGAAAGGTTCACCGTGTGCAAGGATAATAGCTTCGGCTTCGTCAATCATGTCTTGCGTGATTGGAGCACAAAGATATTCCTTGATGAATGCCTGCAAGCCGAAGAACACAGTAGAACTGTGAACGCCGCCGCGACTTTCAATATAGCTGTAAATGCCAGTCGTGTTAGGAGGGTATTGCACATACATTGAGTACTTGTAAGAATCTGCATTCAGGCAAATGTTGTGTTGTGTCATAATAAAAACTCCTTTTATTAACAATGTGCTTCGACGTCTATCGCCTTTGCATTTGTGAGTATAACAAACCCGAATTGATTTGTCAACTTTTATTTTTGCAATTGTCAAAATGCCATCTAGGCATAACCATCATTGCTCCTACTTTTCCACAATGCGGACAAGTAACTGGTTTTGTTTTTTCTTGCCTTAACCTTTGTTTTTGATCGTCAGTTAATGGTTTCGTGTTCTTTTTCTTCCCAGTGAATCTGAGACTTTGTGCTAGTTTCTGTTCCTCTGTCCAAGCATATGATCCATTCTGTTTCCTAGCTTCCACCATCTTGGCAATACCTGCAAGTTCTTCCGGTGTGCTAAACTTTCGTCCTTTCCTTGAGCTAACTTTGATTCTTGGTTTAGACATATTTCGTTTAGCTTCATCACTTAACCAAGATTTTCCGTTCTGCTTTCTACTTTCAGTCCTTGCTTTAATATGATCTTCACTTTGCTTCTTTCCTTTACCAGCAAGCGACTTCTTCATCTTAGCAACTTCGTCGGTAGAAACTCTATGGGCATGGGCACTACGCAAATGTTCATATACTCTACTCGTAACTTTGAATCGTTTCATAGTGAGGTTAGAGCAAGCCATCTTATATACTGCGTGAACCATGCCTGAGTTAGGATACATCTTGGCTAATAATCTATGAGCAACAAAATGTTCCCGTGCAGTCAAGACCACTAAGTTTTCTGGATCATCACTTCCCCCGAAACTTCTAGGGACAATATGATGAACCTCTTTATAGCCTTCTGGAATTCCTTTACTTCTCCTTGTTTCTATCAACAACTCGTATAACTTTGTGTAGTCCATAAATACCTCATACTGATTAATATGACAGTATTTATACTTTGTAATCAAAAACTACAGTTTATGACCACCTCAATAGGAATAGCATTTCAAGTTCTTTAGTAAAAACATAATCTACATAACCATACATATAGGGTTTCCACAACTTCTCTGACTGCGATTCTACCCAACTGCGAATTTCAGATGTGTATACTTTATATACGGGAAGGTCGTTGTGAATTCCAAACCTTTCCCATTTTGGAAAATCATCTAGTTCAATCATAATAACCTCAACCGAATTCTACCAGGGTCACAGACCCACCCTTAGCAGAAACCTTTTCAGCGAAGTCTTCCAGCATCGCAACGATACGATCCTTGTCTCCGCCTGCAAGCCCCATACCAATGTAGGGGAAGCCAAATCGCTTGTCAGGAAACCGAGCAGCCAGCTTACGAAGAATCAATGCGAAAGAATCATACTCAAAATGATCAATGTCGCGTGGCATAAAGTTTACTTGAGTATAAGCGTTGACGATTGTGAACGTTTCGGCATCATTAGTAGCTTCGGTGTAGTTTCCTAGCTTCTCAAGACCCCAATTACATTCATAATCAAGACATAACGCTTGATGATACGCCGTATCAATCTCGTAAGCCTGCGGATATCGTGCGCGAATCTCCTTCGCAATACCCGAACCCATAGTGTTCTGGCAGTTGCAACCATGAACGATAACATCAAACTTGCCCTGTTCAGCAAGGTCAAGTAGATTGCCTTTAGTGTGAAGTAGTGTCATTTTACGAATTCCTCTAAGACAGTTTCAATTGATACTAATGACGATATTCTAATAAGACGGATGCTATTTCGTTCTGCGTATTGTGTCTTGATACTATCAGTTTGGACAACGCTTGTCAAGTCGTAATCATTTAAATACCCTTCTGTATGATGTTGTGATCCATCATACTCAACTAAGGTGTTAAACTTTGGTAAAAAGAAATCGTATCTATATAACCAACCCCTTTCACTTTTAAGATCAGGGTAGGTTTTCTGGAAGATGAATTCTATTCCGTTGCGTAGAAGAAAACTCCGAATGGCAGTTTCCCCTCTTGATCCTGTACAATTAGGACAACCTACTCCTTTACGATGGTCTCCTGCTCTCTGCGTAAACACCCCGTGCTTCTTACATACTATCCTAACCACACTATTAGCTTTAGTATAATCTTCAAACACATAATTATATCCATATGTGTTACCGTGATGTTTAATGGATTCAAACAGGAAGTCATTCACGGTAACTTCGGATTCTTCCTTAACGCAACGAGGGCAGTTATTTCCTGCTAAATGGTCTCCTAAACTTTGCTCAAAGACGCCATGTGTCTTACAAACAATCTTTAACTTGGCGCGGCTTGTGTATTCAATATCATTCAAAGAATAATCATATCGCTCGCCATGTTTGTGTATAAGTTTAGCCTTAATAAATTCCCAACCCTTTGGTCCAGTCGGTGAGCATTTAGGGCAAGGATATTTGCTATTCAAAACACCATACACAGACTTAGCAAACTCACCGTGAGTAGAACAGATAAAAATTTCTCTAGCATCTACATTTTTAAAAGTAAATGAATCAGGAACAGATATCCGTCCTCCCCACTTGGTGGTTATTTCTGCCATCGCTACTTCGGTTGACCATTTCTTCTTCATTGTATGATTCCTTTCTTACTTTATTTATCTTTTTACCACAAATCAAAGTAAGAAACGACAATATAACTCTTTACGGTAACTTTACAAACTGAGGAAGAAACTTACTACATGATAATGGTCATCAAACATCTGGTCTTCTCGCAATTCGCTAATAGGAATCCATTTTGCGGAAATTGCGTCATCCGACCCCTTGACCTTAGGCAGCGTGATATCGTCAGGCAACTTGAAGTGATATGCCTTAGTGATAACACGACCTAGCGTCGAACGATATGGATCGTCAAACGTTTCATGATCACGAATGCTGCCACGCAGCACAGCCTCAGGAACCTTGATCTTCGTTTCTTCACGAAGTTCGCGGATAGCACCATCAAGTTGCTTTTCGAACTCGTTCAAGTGGCCACCAGGCAATGCCCACAGACCCTTACCCGGTTCTGCTTTACGCTTGACAAGCAGAATGTGACCACTCTGTTCAACAACTGCGTCAACAGTGGCGTGCTTCACAGGATAGGGCGAAACTTCCCACTGCTTCTTGTAGTCACGAACGAACTTAAGTTCACTCTGCAACTGGGCAAAGGCTTCGGTATCAACAAAGTCGAACAGAAAATCACAAACCGAATTCGGCACCAGATGATTGGTCAAACCAGTTGCAAGAAACTTCTCACGAATAGCAGTAGCGTGAACATCGGCTTCAATAGCAACATTGATGGACCTGTACTGCGGGAACATCTTGAGATAGTAGCTAGTGTTATCCTTACTAGCGCCGATCAGACCGACCTTAGCATCGTTATAGCCCGAAGCCATAAAACCATCAGGATTAATAACTTCAAGTGTAGTATCCTTAACAACATCTTGAACCTGCTTGATCCAAGCAGCATCGTTGTAAGTCTTGTCATAGAGAGGCTTGATGATGAGCCGATTCTGTTCGCCACTCATGAAATCAAACGAGTCGCGGATCATCTGCTTACGTTCATCAAACGTGAACGGATTGCGGATCGTGCGGGCCTTACCCGCCGAACCTACCAGTACCAATACATTTCGAGATTTTTCTAGCGCAATATCAATGATGCGCTTGTGTTCATTATGAAACGGCTGAAAACGCCCAACAAACACCAATAGGTCAAACTCTTTATCTTCCATTGCTACAAACTCCTTGTTAGCGATTTTATATAGAAGGTCTATCCCTCTACAAGTCTATTTATACAAGGTTCACCGGGTGAAGTCAAGAACTTTCTTCACCCGGTTACCCATTTTTTACCAATCCTTTATTCCAAGGAATATGACCATCTTTGAATGTGGTTTTAGTTGGTCGTCCGGTCTTTATCCCCTTGCGAAACTGTCCCATATATTTGTTCCTGCACGGAGGAGAACACGCTATAAGAGGATCATGTAATCTCTTATCCCCCGCGGTGTATTCTCTGCTGAATGGTTCACCGCAACATTTGCAGTTGCCTGTTACTGTCATCCGTTCTTTCTTCTGTCTAGGAGTATATGGTCTCTTTTTTCCTTTCCAATATGCTCCTCCCTGTCCGCCATCAGTTCCGTTTCGTAGTATACCGGTATTATTATCTAATCTTCCCCACCATCGTATAAGACGGCGTTCCAACGCAAATGCACCTAGTTCGGTTAGTTTGGTTTCAAGAATGACAATAAGAGATTTATCTTTTGGCGGCTGTATAGCATCACTATTGCAGTGTTGCCAGGCTCTATTGCCGGTACCCTTACCAATATAATAAGGGGTACCGGCTTTAGCAGTTTCGGAATCTTTGCTGCGAATATACGCATATATGTAGTAATTAAGCATTATCGTTCTCCTTTGAACGATAACACTATTATAACGGCACACTGACTAGGAGCCCAGAATCTTAAAGTCAGTTAGTATTATCAAATAGTATTTATTCTAACGGCACACACTCTAGGTACCCAATGCTTAAAGTCTGTTATGAAGCCTCATGCTTCAAATATATTTATCTGTTACGAATGACCGTCGTAAGATTATTGATATCAGTATTTGCGCGACGAATCTGGCGGCTATTAAGCTGCAATGCTTCGGTGATTTTCGCTACCTGTTCGGCAAGCTGGCTCACTTTAGATTCAAGTTGCTTGATACGCTTGTGTTCATGGTCTCGTTCATGTGCAAGCTGAACTTCTGTTTCGGGTTGTTCAACGAGTGGTTTATTTGTGTACATCTTTGTCATATTATGTTACCTTAAGTGATACTTTGTACTTGATAAACTCTGCAATGTGATCTGCTACGTTTATGCCGCAGTACTTTTCAAATCCTTCGAACCCCGGGGCTGAGTTGGCTTCACAAATCTTGTAGCCATCATTATCAAACAGTAAGTCAATGCCTGCAATTTGCAATCCGCATACTCTTGCTGCTTCTCTTGCAATGAAGTCAATCTCACTTGTGACTTCAAATGGTTCGCCATGTCCACCATTTGTAATATTAGCTCTAAAGTCACCTTCTGGCGCAACACGCTTCATTGCACCAATGACCTTACCACCGACTACAAATACTCTGAGGTCTTCGCCCGGGCGAGAATCAACATATTCTTGTACGATAAGAGTCTTAGAGCTATTGAGACTTTTCACAAACTCCATGATCTTCTTGAAGGCTCTTTTGTTTTCGCAAAGAAATACACCTTCGCCATAACTACCGCTAATCACTTTAACTACGCAGGGCCAGCCGATAAGCTCAGACACTAGATTAGTATCTACTGGATGTCTTACCAACATCGTATTGGGAGTTGGAAGATTATTAGCAGCAAACAGTTGATGAGAGCGCATCTTATCTTTAGCAATATTGATGCTTCGGGAAGAGTTTATACATTCAATCTTATCTTCTTCAAACTGCCTGATCAATGACTTAGCAAAGTTAGTCGTGCCTGATCCAGTTCTTGTCAGTACCACGCCAGGTAATGAAAATTCGGCACCTTTATGCCTGATTCCATAACCTGCGCCCTTACCTACAATAATGTCAAAGCTATCAGGATGAGCAATAGTTACGTCAAGCCCTAGCTTGAGTAAGCTATCCTTCAAGCGACCGTTTTCGTATTCGGTCTCATCCTTCTTTGACAATATTAATACTGACATTGGCCACCTTTTCCACAGTGTATTTAGCTTATGATTCTTGCCCCGTCATACTTTAACAGTAGAAAGCTAACCAATGGATGGTCTGCTGGTTCAAACTGTATGTGATATACCGAGCCATAACTTCTAAATGGGTAGAACTTTACGCCTGACTGCTTTAGGTGTGCTGATACTTCCCTAAAATCTGATGCTGGAATTACCATCTTAATTGCCATAAAGGTCTCCTGGTATCAAGGGTTTTATAGTAGCAGTATTGTCTTCGTCAATAACCAAATGACAGTTCTTGACTCGGATGCTACCTTTGGTGCTGGGATTATCGGGAGTTTCTTTAGTGGACCACGGAACACTACAGTCAACGTGGTTTACATAATAGCTCTCACCCTTAGTTTTCAAGACCCACATGGGAATTGACGGATCGGTGAGGTGACCCTTGTTGAAATGAAATACGATATCTTTACAAATTAATTCAGTCTATGCCATTGTTATTCTCCTTTTTTGTATTTAATCAATGTCGTATCGTGTAGAAAAATGATAGAGTCTATCACCGAAACATAGTTTAAGAAACATCTCTTGTTCTTCGCTGATAGTATCAATCTGTACTTCTTGGTTGCGATTTATACGAACGTTAGAATCTCGGATATAAGTAAACGTTGGGTAATCATCAGTTACTATATAACAGTTTGCATTAGTTCGTAAAAGCATATCTACATCATGTTTAGATATTTCTCCTAAGAGAGTCCAAACTTTAGTTACAACATGTTTCATTGAAATACCATTGCTACGATTGCGATATAAGTTAGTTGGTGTACTAACTGGTCAAATCCAGTAAGCTGCCAGAACTCATTGTGAGTAGTTGCTGTCCAACCCTTAAATCGGTTGATGTTCATCTTTGCGTAATCAGTGAGATAGTGAACTGCAAACTCCATCAATGCGAGTGCCATAGCGACACCGGAGAGAGTGTAGAAGCAGAGAATAAAGAAGGTAGTGACAGCATGAATACCGGAGTGAACCACACCACCCCAATGACCAAACGTTCCCTTGTTCTTCCACATGTAAGGTGGCTGATAAAAGAAGTCCCAGATAAAATGCTTAACTAGGAGTGCAGTTATCAGCCACAACATAGTTAGTTACCTTGCAAATAAGCCAGGATAGATTCAGGTGAAGTTTCGCCATATGGATCAGTCTGGCAGTTATGCTCAATACCCGGTTCAATGAACCACTTTTCGATCACACCATTGTTGACAATGGCAGCATAACGCCATGAGCGAACGCCGAATCCTAGGTTGTCCTTCTGCACAAGCATGTTCATCTGTGAAGTAAACAAACCAGAACCATCTGGAATGACCTTAACGTTTTCGATGCCCTGATCCTGTGCCCACTTGTTCATAACAAACGAGTCATTGACAGACATGCAATAGATGTCATCAATACCGAGAGCCTTGAACTGTTCAAAGTTATTTTCAAAGCCAGGAAGCTGATAAGTTGAGCAAGTTGGGGTGAACGCACCCGGAAGCGAAAATAAGATTACTCGCTTACCTGCGAAGTAATCATAAGAAGTAACGTCCTGCCAGCGATACGGATTCGATCCTTCAATGGAATCGTCACGTACACGAGTCTTAAAGACTACAGCAGGAACAACAGTTGGTAGTTGGTCGATCATAGTTTCTCCTAATAGTGGCGCGTCTGGCAGGATTCGAACCCGCTATCCTGAGCTTTAGAGACCCGTGTGATGCCACTCAACCTCAGACGCACTTAATTTCTATTTGTTGTTTATATCAATTAGTTTGGATATTTGCAATCGTTTTGGGCATCTTTATTGATACCCTCGATAAACTTCTGTTCTTGAATACTAGGTTTGTTGAAGATTTTCTCTGAATGACATACAAGACATTTAGGATTACCACAATCTAGTGCATGATGTTTTGCAAGTCTATGCGGCTGGTTCAATAGTTTAGGATTATGCCAAACAGACTGTTTAGCAATACGCAACTGCTTCTTGATTGCATTAGAGGTGCGTAATAGACGCTTAGACTTCTTATTCTTGGATTCCGGGTCGCTCATTATTTTTCACCGTGTTCTTAGTGGATGTTTGTGAAAGCTCTTGCTGTGTTTTAGACCACTGCTTAGTTTTACCCTGAGACAGAACAGTTTGCAGTAGTTGTCTACCCATTCCTAAATTATTTAGATTCATATTCCCCTCACTAACCAACCTAATTTGAATAGGTCTTCAATAATTTCATCGGTGACTTCACCCTCTTGTACCCATTTATCTTCTGCACCATACCCAGATAAGTACCAATCTATATAGTCACCTTGTTCTCGCATATCAGCGACTATGCCACCAGCATAACGCCAAGAACAACACCAGGTATATTCCTGTAGAATGGGCCAAACATCGTTTTTAATAAAGTCGTTATTACACAATGCAGCATAAAGGTGTTGTGCGTAAGTTTTACTATCACGAACCTTTTTCAGAATCCAATCAGTTGTACGAAGATCGTACTCTAGATTGTTTTTCTGCCATTTAGGGTCTTTTTCTTTTTCAATCTTCAATTCAGCATAGGACTTGTACCAGTTGAGCATGTCCTCAGTTTCAGGTTCGTCCATCTTACCCTGTTCAGTTTGTTTTTCAGTATACTTGTTGCGTTGAAAAGTATCTCTGTCAGGGCTTTTTGAAATCAATTTTACTTGACTCGCTATTACCATACCATTTAAAGGCTGCATATAAAGAACCACCTACTATACCAATCGTCAACAACATTATCAATATAGCAGCAATGAAGTTAACAATCAACATAGTAGGTATCCTTTCTTAGTGAAACTTAATACCAGTTTGCTTTTCAATCACAGAGATATCAACTGGAACAGCAGCCTTAGTGTCCTTCACGTTAGTTGCTTCAAATGCCTTGATTGTGCCATCCTTTAGATATACGATCTTGTAAAGCATAGTAGGAACTGGAACCTTGTGAGTGCCAATAACTGGAGTGAAAGTTGGGGAATAAACTGCGCCAGTTACAACGTTCTTGAACGGCATTGCGCGAACAGCAGTTTCAAGTGCCTTCCATGCAAGACGATTAACGTTCGGATACTGAGGTGTCATGTTAGTCATGAAGAATGTGTCTGACATTTCAGTAGCGTTTGCAGCGTCAGCAGCAGGGGTCATGTGACCGCGATCAAAACCAGTGTTAGTATAGTCATCTGGGGTTGGTGAATTGGCAACAGCAGGGTCTGCACGGAATGCATCCTTACGTGGAACCTTACCAGTTTGTACTAATTCAGTTGAGAAGATATCAGCTTCATGCTTGGTGTCATAAACTGATGCATAGAATGAGTGGCAAATGACCTGTGTACCGGGTACAACAATTTCCTTGCCATTAGGGAAGAACTGATCGCAAGGACTTGCAAATGCAGTAGCAGGTGCTAGTACTAGCAATAAAGCAGTTAATAGACGTTTCATAAATAGACTCCTTATTGTAGTCTATTTATATATAGAAGAGGGGGCTATTTTAAAAGCCCCCGTAGTTTAGACTTCAACTACTTCAATGCTAGTTGCTTGAATATAGTAGTCGGGGGCAACCCGAGCAGTGTTCTTAGCGTTAGTATCTGCCATATATTTTTCAGCTTCGGCTTTAGTGTCAAAGTCTACGTGCCAATAATCTTGGCCCCAACCACGTTCCGATTCCATCATCTGAACGCGATACTTAACATTAACAAGTGCCATTATGCAAACTCCTTTTCATAAAGTTCAAAGCCAAAAGTCTTGCAAACATAGATGTTGCCATTGACTACGAAAAGATCACCGATCATCGAACTACGGTGACCATACTTACGACCATTCATAATCAGAAGCGGCTGAACAACCTCAACATTTTCGCTGAAATCTTCGTTATGTTCACCATCTTCGAAAGTCGAACCCTTACTCCAAGAACCAAAGATGTTCTGAGTGCGGGCGAAAGCATATTCACAAGCGTCGATCTCCGAATTATTATTGAAGCCCAGCTGGTATTTGGGGACGTTCACGTTAGCAACGGTTTCAAGTGAATTAGTAGCAGCATCGAAATGAACAACCTTGACTTGCATCTTATGTCTCCGTCTCTTGACTATATATTCACACTAGATTAGTTTTGGATAGATGTCAACCAAAAAATAGCCTCCCGATTAAGGGAGGCTACTTTTACTTTGAGCAAACTGAATCAGGACTTACCCCCGGTGCTAGTAATTCCCATGAACCATTACCAGCATTGTCCCAAACCGCATACTGTCCAGAAGCTGCACCGCCAGTCAGTAAATATACCTTAGTGGAATCGCCGCAAATCTTAACAACACTAAAACTATCAGGTCTGTTTGGATCCTGTGACTGTGTTGTTTCAGTTGTAACAGTAGTAGTATCAGGATGGGTGTTGTCGGGCTTTTTACAACCCGACAACATTACCAACAGCCCAATCGTAGCAAGACCGAGCTTACGCATTATCAGTGCTTAACACCAAGAGTCGGAAGAGGCATGCCGCCACCGACATACTGCGGATAGTGACCGTCCCACTTTTCAACAGCACGAAGCTGGAGAATCTGCGGGTTAGTGCTAATGGCATTAGCTTCGATCTGCATAGCCTTAGCCTTGCCCTCTGCTTCTGCGATATGGGCACGAGCGTTAGCTTCGGCAGTAGCAACCGCTGCCTGAGCAGCAAGAGCCTGCTGTTCGTTAGCGATCTTAGCATTGATCTGATGCATCACTGCGTCAGGAACACGAATGTTCGAAGCCCAGTAAAGCTGTTCAACGTCAAGACCGACGGGCTGGAAGTACTTCTGAACGTCGGTAAGAGCCTTAGCAATCAGTTCAGCCTTCTTGTTGCCATAGATTTCTTCAACCGTGTAGTTCGAGGCATTAGCGACGATGGCGTTACGAACAGCGGTACGAAGAGGACCAGCAACGATGCCTTCCATATCAGTACGATACTTCTGGAACAGAATAGGAGCCTTCTTAGCGTCAGTGTGATATGCGATAGCAACGTCAGCCGTGACAGTCAGACCATTCTTATCCTGAAAGCTGAATTCCTCGTTAGTAGGCGAGCCTTCAGTAGGATCCTTAGTCCAAGTGTGAGTCGAGGTAAAGACAGGGTATTCATAGATGGTCGTGCCAGGACCAGAGTAGTAATAGCCTACGCCAAGCGACTCATTCGAAACGCCAGCACTCGACCCCATAGTATCAACCTTAATACCAACATGCCCTGGATCAACTCGGCTACATGCAGCAAGACTGACAGTAGCAAGGGCAAGAAGAACGATATTACGCTTCGTCATTGTTAGTTTCCTTATTGTGTGCATTAACACGATTGTAGATTTTACTGGCAACAACACCAAAAATACCGCAAGCCAGCATTACGATAGTGAGCAATCCAATGTCTGTATGAGAGTTGAGCAGTGATGCGACAAACCTCGGTAGGGCAAAGAGAAAGACAAACAAAACCAGCGGAATGCTGGAAAACTTAAGAAAGGTATTCACTGTTAATTTCCTTATTAACGCATTAGTGAACTCACTATATGCTATGTTGGACTGTTTGTCAACTATATTTCAAGCCGCTGCGAGATTTTGGGCAATATGCTTGCTAGCATCGTTCTTGAACCACTCAAGCACAGTTTCCTTGCGCTTGTCATAGAACGTTACGTCCATACCATAGTGAACAGGGCTGTTGAAAATCTTACCCTGCCAGGCATAACCACCTGCGTTCTTAGGGCGATACTTCCACGCAAGTTCACCGACAACTACGCCGTTAAACTTGACAGCAAACGTGTGAAACTTTTCGTTGGGGAGGTCGGCAAAGCCGTTCAGAACCTTAGCAAGAGTCCATAGATTCTTTGCAGGACGAGCAACTTGTTCATCAATATAAACAGTGCGGCCATCAAGAGTCTTGATGATGATATCCTGAATCATTTCTTCGGGATCATCTGTACGAGCGACAAAAGTGCCGATCACCTTGACTTCTTCACCCTCTGCATTGTATTCAAGACCTTCAACAAGCTGACCAACCTGAAACATGAGAAGCTCCTTGCTCTTGACATATCTCTTTATATCAAAACAGAGCCATGATGTCAACCTTTTTTATCCAAAAAGTTTAGTGTACCCAACAATCGCAGTTGCAAGCAGTGACATGATCTATCGCGTGATTGATGCTCAACGATGTAGGAAGCATTGTTCCGTTCGTGTAGTTTGGATCCAGATTAGGTGGCAGATTTGATGGATTATACTGAGATGGGGGCGCAATAATCACTACTGGGCTTGTAGGTGGCTGTACTACAGGACCAGTAGGAACTGTAGTATTGACAACTGGGTTAGGGTCGCCATTCAATATAGGAGTGATGTCGCCGTTATTAGTTGCCGCAGTTTGTTGGAATCCAGGACCAGTTGGATCATAATATCCTTCTGGTTGCACAACATTAGGCCATGCTGGCAAGGTATAAATGTTTCCATTTGGACTAGCGATACCATCAACAGCATCAGGTGCAGTACCGTTAGCTAATAGTGTCTTGGCTACTATAGGATTCATTGTGCTCGGGATATTGTTATCTGGATCAATGCCTAGCTGCTGTAATCTAGCTTGATTGCGTTCTTCTCTCATCTTAGCAATCATGCTTTGGCCACCTAATGTAGCAACGTCACTAATAGCCTCGATGGTCTGTGCTGCCATATGTGGTCTAGTGTCTTGTGATAGGCTAGATAAAGCATCTAAGAATGTATAAGCAGTATTTGGATATTGGTTAGTGAAATAATCCTTAGGCACCGCAACAGGAGAATATGCAGTATATCTTGCACGTTGTTCCCTTGCTAATTGAGTTCCTAAAATATTCCAATATTGATTGAGATACTTAACTGGATCAGCATTATTTTCAAAGATAGAAAGTATTTCGCTGTTAGCTTGATCAATATAGTTTTGCACTACTGCATTCATAGGGCTAGACCAACCAGTTGTGCCATATGCAGTGTTAGTGCCGCCACCGTTTGAAGTTGGCGGGCATTCAATATGTGCATACCAGCCCGAATTGTTTGAGTGACTGCCGCCTGATACTAACGTAACACTAGTTAGTCTACCAAAGTTAGTGATGTCGTTAGGATCAGTGCCTATAGTACAAGTTGCAGTAGCACCATATGGCAATGTGATTACGGGAGCAGGGGCTCCGTCTCTTCCATATCCTCCACCAGGAGTCACGATAGAAAGAGTGTCAATATAATAGTTGCTAGGTGAGCTATTAGCAAGAGTGTATGCTAGTACTGCGCCGTCCCAGGTAACTGCTAGATATAGTCCTTGATAAATGTTAGATAGTGCTGGTGTTTGAACCTGCTTGATTCGCTTCTCAATTAATTCCCAAGGGTACGGCAAACCTGTCATACAACCAAAGAAGTCGCTCATAGTATAAGAACCGGCTTGACCGCTTCCCAACGAACAGATACGTTTACTGTCATCAGTAGCAGCTTGATTAGCAGGCTTGCTAGTACCGTTAACTAATGGAAGATCAGTTGTATTTTCTATACCCTTAGCAACCTTAGCTAATACTTCAAAGTTTAGATTTTCAATGTTTTTGATCTGTCTGATTGAATATGAGAATGCGCCAGATGCAGTAGCCCAATCACTAGGTACAATACCATCTAGATATGAACCAAAGCCCTTTGGTAGCTCAGTGAAGTTTTCTGGAGACACCGCAGTAGAATATGTAGGAGGAAGTCCCTTAGGGACAATTGTCCCTACGTAGTTTTGAATCTCAGGAGTATTCAATGATGAATTCAATGCACCATTTTGATAGATTAGATAATATGTCTTGCTGTTAGTAGGGAGACCCAATACACCATTGTATACAGGAACGGTAAGTGATGCATAGCTCAATGGGAACATCATTCTAAGATTTAATAGATCAGCAAGAGTAGTTAGCCCCTGTGTTACACATTGCAATGGTGCTAGAATATGAGTTAGATTGTCTCCAGTGATGATCAAGAATGCACCAAAGATACTTTGCTCAAGTTTCTTTGACCAATTTGGAATAACACCATTCGTGATAGAAGCAATATCATCCTTAGTTAGCCCAGACGCAAGTAAGGCTAGTGCTAAGTCTTGTGTCATCGCGCCAGCTTTACCTATATTCATCAATAGATTGGATGGCATGCCAAACGTTTCAATTCGCTTTAGGTCAATAGCTTTGCCGAGATTTTCTAAGTCTGTACCGAACAATGTACTAGATAAGCTGATTCCAGCTATATCAGCACTAATCAAATCATTCATATTACTGTAGATGCCATCAGCGAATGTATCTGAATTGTTGATTACTTGTATAGTTTGGTTAGCGTCAGAGGTGAAACCATGAAATGTCATGAATGATGACAGAAACTCTTTATATTCAGGACTATCTTCTGACGCTGAATCACCGTTCCAATTGAATTCATTCCATGCTTGCAATGCGTGATTGCGAATCCATCCCCATTGCGTTATGCTAGTATTAGGGTTGACTGTACTATCACCGGTATAAGGATACCAAGTTGCTTCTTGACCTTGGCCAGTTGCACTAGTGATTCCATATCCAGATGTAGCAGGTCCTGGTAATGCTCCGGAGACACCTTTTTGAATACCGTACTTTTCAGCGACACATGGAGTAGTAGAGTCTAATGTTGTTCTTGCCCAAACGCCAGCAGGATCAACTGCGATGTAAGTAGGTGGCTTAGAATTCCCTAATGCAGGAATAGTGTTAGCACCAATTGATATTAGATTGTTATAAGTTGCAACAGATAGAGTGGTTCCGCCACCAGGAACGCCTCTAGTGTAACCATCATGAATTGCCCACGTGAGCATATTAAGTGCAGTAGTGCTAACTAGTGATCCAAATGTATAATCACTGTTAGTTTTACTTGACCCCATGTAACCAGCAGTAGTCGAATTGATTCTAAGCCCAGTGTTTTGCAACACTGAGCCTAGAACATTAACTGCGAGAGGGGTTTGTCTTCCTGAATCTGACACGATATTTTTAACCTTCGGTGATAAATAAAAGTGTAGTTCGCGGGATAGCAGTCCCCAACTACCCTAACGCTTGAAAGGAGCAATCAGCTATGACTATTTATCTATACAAGAAAACCCATAACCAAACCGGATTAAAGTATCTCGGCAAGACAACTCAGGACCCTCACAAATACAAAGGGTCCGGAGATTATTGGATACCTCATATTAAGAAACACGGATATGATGTTACAACTGAAATCATTAAAGAGTGCCAATCCAAAGAAGAATTCAAGAAATGGGGAGTGTATTACAGCGAACTATGGAATATCGTTGACGAACGTGACGAGAATGGCAAAAAGACATGGGCGAATCTAAAACCAGAGTCTGGCGACGGGGATGACCCGGACACTGCTAGCATAAAAAGCAGGCTCCGGGTTGCCAACGGAACCCACAACTGGTTAGACGGCGCTAAAACTTCAAAACGAAACACCGAGCGAGTGGCGCAAGGTGTCCATCCATTCCAGAAACGACATGACGGAACGTCATTAGCCACCGATAGGGTAGCAGACGGAACGCACAATTGGTTGAATAGCGATGCACAGAGAGAAAAAATGTTGAATCAACTAAAGAGCGGCACTCATTCCTCACAAATTAAAAAAACTTGCGAACATTGTGGGAAAATAATCAGTACAAACATGTATAGTATGTGGCACGGCGATAAATGCAAATACAAGTCGTAGTTTAAGGAACGAAAACGTTATCGCTTCCCTCAGTGATAGAGTGACCACAATCATTAGCTGAACCCACTCTTAGAACAGGAACACCCTCAGC